GACGTCGCCGTCGACGAATGCTTCGGAAAGTGGGTAGGTAGCCATGGTTTTCTCCTAAAGGGTACTGGTTCCGAGTACGCCGAATTCAGTCGATCCGAGGATGAAGGCGGTGCTCAGGGGTTGGGCGGTGGTGAGTCGGGTGATCCAGCGGTCGGGTGTGATGTCGTGGCTGTGGCCTTGGACGGTGAGGCGTGTGTCGATGTGGCTGCCGCCGGCCATGGTTTTGCGGACGACGATCGGGTCGCCGATCTCGAGGGATAGGCCGGCTTCAATGCGGTCGGCGTCTTGGCTGAGGTCAAGGGTGAGTGACTCGATGCGTAGTCGAACCTGTTTGCGGTAGTTCAGAATCTGGCCGGCTCGGATGAGAGCTGTGGCGTTGGTTTCCATCATCAGATCAGACCGGCTGAATGATCGCAAGAAGTATTCGTCGATGGAGGCCGAGTCCGAAGCTGTTTGTGGTTGGCCGCCATACCTGGTGAGGGTGACTTCGTTGGCTAGTTCGGTGTCGTCGTAGGCAACGGTGATGTCCTGGTATTGGATGTTCGTGCCAATGTCGTCGAAATAGACAGGTGTTCCTGCTGCTTTGGATGCCTGACTTGTTCGGCTGATGTAGACGACTTTGCCGAGGTGGTCGATGTACAGGGCCCCAAGATCTGATTTTTCAATCGTTTGGAGAGCTTGTAGGACGGTGCGTTCTTCGCCGTGATCGTTCTGCAGCTCGGTGTCGCCGGTGTCGATGTCTCGACCACTGGCCGGCCAGTCAATTTCGTCGAGGATTTGGTTGATGCGTTCGCCGGGCAGGTCTTTGTTTGCTGCGCCGGTGACGGTGGTGATGTTGGCGAGGGCCAAGAGCCGGAAGGCGTCGACGCATTGGATCGTGACAAGGGCGTAGTCGACGCTGGGGTCGGCCCAATCATAGTCCCAGGACCAGATGTAGCCGGCGTAGATCGGGTAGGTGGTGCCGTTGTAGGTGGTGTAGATCTGGATTTGCCGCATCGGCTTGACTTCGGGGTAATACGCCGAGCCGGTGTTGGTGGGGTCCCAGTCGCCGGTGAAGTCTTGGAATTGGATGATGGCGTCCGATGGCAGGTATTCCTCAAACATTCGGTCACGGCCATGACGCACCGAGATTTGAGTGACGAGGCTTGAGATGTCCACGACTTGGACTGCGGCCGGTGCGAGCACGTTGGTGCCGAGTATGCCGTTGAGCGGGTCGCCGAGCACGAGAGGGTCGCCGAACGAAGCCCCGGTACCGAGGCGGATTTTGACGACCGGCGTGCAGGGCAGGCTCATTTGTTGGCGTACACCAGTCCTGCGCCGTTGCGCTGCGAGTTGACCAGGCCCTTACGGACCGTCTCGACAAGGTCGTTCTGGGAGATAACGGACCCAGCGACATTGACTGTGACGCCACTACGCATTCCGACGCCACTAAGGCTAGGGATGCCAAAGCCAATAGGTGCTTCGCCAATCGGCCGGCCACCAGAACCGATCTCGCCGATGCCGCCCACGCCAGGTGGGAGTCGGGGCATAAACGGTATTTCTCGAGCTCGAGCAAGTTCGGCCAGGATGCGTTCGATTTCATCAATGTTGGCCTGGTCGAGAGCTGCGATGAACTTGGTTTGCCAATCCTTCGGGACGCCTTCGATGTCCATGATGTAGTCGGCGACGTCAAGGCGCAGATCGTCAATGGCGGCTTCGCTGGCTCGGATGGCTGCAGGGGTCGCTTCGGTGAATGCTTTGATTGCGGCGTCTCGGGCGTCCTCAATGCCGTCTTGAAGTTTCCGCATTGTGCGGCGTTCGTCAATGTTGCCGGCGAGCTCGTCAAGGGCCTCGTCGACTGTCATCAGGGAGTCATGGAGATCGTCGGAGGCTGTGTTGGCGTCGACGAGGGAGCCGTAGTACTCCTGCCAAGCATCAAGGGATTCTTGGGTAATTGTGTCGGCCTGATCGTTGAGGGCGTCGTCGTTCTCGTTCAATCGGTCGGTGACTTCTCCGATGATTGTTCCAGCCGTTAGAAAGCCGAGGCCCATATCGTCAATTTTCTCCGAAAGGAGTACTAAGGCTCCTTTGCTGGAAGCTGATTTGGCAGCTTCGATGTTGATGTCGCCGAGCAGGTTGACTAAGGGTGTCAGCAGGTCGACGGCAACGGTGAGAGCTGGAATGAGAGCTGTGCCCAGTTTGATGCTGACTTCTGCGAATGCGTCGCCGAGTTCGTCTTGGGCTCGACGTAGATCCTTGGCCTTTTCAATTTCCTCCTCGTCAATGACTTCAAAGTCTTTGACGCCAGCCAGATTTTCTTTGATGTCGTCAGAACTCATTTGAATGATTTCGGCTGCGCTCATCCAGCCTTTGCCAAACAGGTCTGCTCGATAGGCGGCCTGAGCGACCGGGTCCTCAAGGCTGTTGATGGCGTCATTGACTCGGAAGAATGTTTCTTCAATGTCGGTCGAGCCATCTTCGCCGAGGGCGATGGCGACACCTAGTTCCTCGAAGGCTGGAATTTCGTCGGTGGCGGCTTTGGCAACTCGGCTGAAGATCTTGGTGATGGCGTCGGCTTCAATGCCGAGGTCGCCGGTGTAGGACACCCATTCGCTGGCTTGCTGGAGGGTCAGATCGGTTTTGTTGCGGAAATCGTCAACGCCGAGGGCGAGATCCTGGAAGTCGCCGATGGCCTTGGCTGCAAACCCTGCAATCGCAGCTCCCGCTCCAAGGGCGAGTGCTCCGGCGTTGGCTTTGACGCTGTCAAATGCGACTTGTGATCCGGCCTTGAATTTGCCCATGCCGCCTTCGGCTTCGGCGACCTTGGAGCGGAATGTGCTGAATGCGCCTTGAGCTGATTTCAGGCCGGCATCAGCGAACTCGGTAATGATGGGGATGTTGATTGCCATTAGCCGCTCCGATAGGTGTTTTTCAGGTCTCGGTTCATGATTTGCTCGACCCGTCGGATAATCGGCATCATGTCTTTCTGGATTTCGTCAATCTCGTTTTCGGCTGTACGCCACATGAAGCGGGACGGCGGGCCCAGGCGTGCAGTGAGGGCCCGTGAGAAGTTCGGCCGGCGGCGGCCTTGTGGTGCTCGAGAATGGTTGCCTCCGGCTTTACCGGCCATGTCGGTGATTGCGGTGGGGGCGTCCTTGGTGGTGACTCGGACGACGTTGATCGTGGAGCGGCCTGGACGGTCGACGTGCCGTCGTGGCTTTCGGGTGTCAAGCTTGACGGCCACTTTCTTGCGGTTTCCCCATCCTGTGCGCCCAGAGTGCGCCATGCCTGATAGCGGGGCTCCTGCGGGCACTGAGGCGGTAATGGCGTTAGCCAGAGGCTGGACAACCTTTCGGATGTCCTTGCGAATTTCCTTGGACAGTTCCTTGTCGAGTTTATTGAGATCTCGGAGCGTTTCCTGGAGGCCGACGACTTGGGCTTTCATGGTGCTCCTTTCTGATCTTCCTCGACAAGCATTCTGACCATCTCCTGCACAATCGCCGTGGGGCTGTCAAGCAGTTCTCGAGGTGAGATGCCGGTGCGGAGGGCCAAAGATGCGATCAGTCGGGTTGCTTGTCCTTTTTGCGTGCTTTTGGGATGAAGTCAACATCTCCCAAGGTGTCAATGAACTGCGGCCAAACTTTGACGGTGACGCCACCTTTGCGAAGGGCCTCGTAGGCCAGGTAGGCGATCTGCTTGAACTTGACGTCACGCACCATGGCTTCCATGGCCTGGCCTGGGTGGTGATCCTCCCAGGCGCAGGCGACGGAGTAGCTGACGGTGACGGTGTGTTCACTGCCGTCGGAAAGTGTGACTCGTAGGTCTGTTCCAATCATGCTGTCGGGCTCCTAGTTGGATCAGGCTGTGGCTCGTGCCCAGGTGCCACCAGTGAACGTCACGGTGACCATGGAAAGGTCGCCAACAGTGCCGGTGATCGGCGTGAAGTTCGTGAGGAATGCGCCGGTGATGGTGTACTCCGGGTTGGAGGTTCCGGGGCTGGTGCCGTCGGGGTAGATCTCGAGGGTGACAGCGTCGTCGCCGACCACGCCTTCCAGTGAAGCTTCGACTTCGGCTGCGCCGTAGCTGTTGAACAGGGTCATGGTCACGTCGACCGACTGGAGGCCCTTGGTGTAGCTCCGGCCCGATGCGCCCATGGCGGTCGTCTCGAGCTGGTCGTAGCCAACGGTGAGGGTGACCGACTGCACCTGGTCGGACAGGTCCACGGTCGTGTTCATCACGACGGCGGCGTTCTTGAGTGCGATGGTGGTGGTTGCCACTTGTGCTCCTTAGGGGGTTGTGTGTGTGCCGTAGCGCACGGTGAGGTCGTATGCGGGGAGTTCCTGCGTCCCGATTTGGGCGAGGCTCGGTGATCCGGCCACGACGGCC